AATATTATTGGTTACATGCAGACTAAAGCAGGTAAAAAAACTCACCCTGTATACGACACAATTAGAATTGAACCTGACCAACAATATCAAACTGATGGTTATGTTGAATTAAGAGACCCTGAAATTACTCCACCGAAACGTAACCTTACTGAAATAGGTCAGGAGTTAGAAAACTTTCAAAATGAAAGGTATGGTCGTAAATTAGACGTTATTAACAGTGAAGATGATTTCCAAACTGTACAAAAACAAATGACAGAAGAGGCACAGTATCAGCTTGATAAAAATCCAAACGATGCTGAGTGGTATGACAATGATATTGAAGAAGCTATATTAACAACTTCTGAGGCTATGCCTGAAATACTAGAAAGCACTGACAACAAAGACTTACTGCTTTTATTAACTGCTATATCTTCTATTGGTGAAAAACCTATACTCAATTGGAGACAGGGTGGTGCCTTAACCTTACACTATTTTAGAACAGGTGAAATTGGTGAAGCTATTGAGATGGATAGTAAAAAGGGTAAAGAAATACGTTTAACTAACCCATCAACAGGTAAGATATTAGGTTTTAAAGGTAAGTCTAAAGAACCTGCACTTAAACTTATAGGTCATATGATTAATACTATGGGTTTAAAAGACACTATGGCTTGGTTACACTCTAAAAAAACTAAAAGAGAAATTGATGCCATGAGGGCTGAGGTTGGTCTTGGTGGTCAAAGTAAAATTTTAGGTGGTTTAGATGTAGTTGTACCTGCTATTATGATGTTCGGTCAAAAAGTAGCACCATTTTATTTAAATCTACAAGGTATACATGATGTAACTGTTGATTTATGGGCAAGTAGAGGCGTTAGACGTATTACAGGTGGACTTATCAACCCCTTGTACGGAAAGTCTGAAAATGCTACACAGTTAATAGATAGTCCAACTGCAGCAGAGTTACCTACTTTTAAAAGGTTGTTTACTGAGGTTGGTAACAACTTAGGAATATCACCACAGTCTGCACAGGCATTACTGTGGAAGTATGAGCAAGAATTATATAATGATTTAGGAGGAAAGTTCGTCCATGAAAAATTTAGTCAAGGGGCAAAAGCCTTCACAGAAAAAGACACCATGGTATATGAGGGAAGACACGGCAGACCTTCTTCAGGGAATGCACGAGGTTCGCAGAATGAAGGAAGAACGTCAGAAAACTTCTCAGGAGGAGGTATCTTATCGAACCGATCCCCCCAAGGGTCAGGCAGGGATAACTCAACCACCAATTCTAAAACTTTAAAAAACCCTTCAAGAATATTTCCTACTAATACTGAGATTAACTCCTACTTACCTACTATTAAAAAGGTATTAGAAGTTGGTAAAAAAGGATCACCTCAAGAAACTGGACTTACTCGTGAAGAGATAATGAGTGTTGCAAATGCCTTAGGGTATGCAATGGTGTTTGTTAAAAACAAAACTCAAATGGATAAAAGAAAAGGTTCTAGTTCTAAACAAGGTATTACACATGGTTACCATAGGTCAGGTGGCAGTAGGTCTAGAGAAAACAAACCTATAGAAATTGTTGCTATTCAACAGGGTTATGTGAATCCAAAAAAACCTAAACAAAATGTGACTGAGTTAGATGAGCTATGGACACTTGCACATGAAGTTGCCCATGGTTTGTCACAGTCTACTAATCAAAGAGGTGTTTTAAATGCAGAAGGGTTTCCATTTAATGTTTATAATCCTGACACATCTAGAGAAAGAGCAGCATTCTTAGGTACCCTTGAAGATGATTTAGGTAAGGTTTTAGAGAACTTGACTGTTGGTTCTCAAGGTAAAAAGATATCTCAAGAGATTATTAATTTACAATTAAATGCTGAGTTTATGTCAGTAAAGGAAAATGCATTAGGAAACACAAAAGGCACACTTAACCCTCGTAATTATATAAATGACGTATATGCATATTATGAAAAAGGTATGCTTAATTTAGAAACAAAACTTAATGAAACTAGTGACCCTTTTAGGCAAAAAATGATTAAAAATCAAATTAAGTTTGCCGAAGATGCAATGACAAAATACATAAATAAAGAGCAGTCATACATATTTTCTGTTGAAGAATTAATAGCCGATGCCGTGGGAGGTTATTTAATGTCACCTCAACAGTTTAAATCTATAGCACCTAATACTGCTAAGTTTATTAGAGACAACTTAAACAACAAACCATCATCTAAATTTGTTAAGTTCTATGCATCACCATTAGGAAGTGTATTAGCCATTATTATGTCGGCTTTTGCAATGGATGACCGTGAAGAAGAACAACTACCTGAAGGAGCCTTGCAGCTCGGTCAGGGAGCCTTAAGTGCTTGATCTCAGAAAGTTTAGAGCCAAGGCACCATCAAAAACTAGATACCCACAGAAGGCTCCTAAGAAAAACTACTTTTCAACATTGATGGAGACTGAAGAAGGTAGAGCATTACGAAAGTCGTGGTCTAACAAGAAGAAGATTAACGGTGGTCGTCCACGAGGGGTTCCTGACGGCTATAGAAAAGAGCAAATAGAACCCATACGAGCAAGAGAAAAAAGGAAAGCAGAGAGGTTAGTTAATATTATGGCTGAAAAGTTTAACATTGAAGACGAATATGCAAAAAAAGCATTAGTGACGGCAGTCGAAGTTATGAATGTTGTCGGAGAAACAAGAGAGAGACTAGCTGCAGCAAGATTAGTATTAGACTTTACTAAACAGAAACCTGCATCAAAGAATGAAGTAGCATTAACTAAAGCTGAAGACTTCTTAGCATCTCTTGTAACGGATACAGATGAACCCACAACTAAAGAAGATTAGAGAACGACTTCTTTATGAATTTCCTTTTTACTCAAAGTCTGCATTAAAGATAAGAACAAAGTCAGGTGATATTGCTCCACTTGCTTTGAACCCTGCCCAAGAAATACTTCAGAAGGCAGTAGATAAACAACAAAAAACAGAAGGTAAGATAAGGATCATCATCCTTAAGGCTAGACAACAGGGTTTATCAACCTATGTTGGTGGTCATCTATACTTTTCTGTGTCACAAAACAAAGCTAGAAAGGCTATGGTAATAACACACCATGCTGACAGTACTAGGGCATTGTTTGACATGACAAAAAGATATCATGAGAACTGCCCTGAGATACTTAAGCCACACACAAAGTATTCAAGTAGAAGGGAACTTAGTTTTGACATCCTCGACAGTTCATTCGTGGTTGCCACGGCAGGTGGAGATAGCGTTGGAAGAGGCGAGACTATTACGAATTGCCACGCTTCAGAAATTGCTTTTTGGCCTAAGAGTTCAGCCACTGATATTTGGAATGGTCTTGCACAGGCAGTACCGAATACAACTAATACGTCTATATTCATTGAATCCACTGCAAACGGTGTTTCAGGTATATTCTATGACTTATGGAAGGGTGCAGTCGAAGGTAAGAACGGTTATATTCCTGTTTTTATTCCTTGGTTTACTGACCCTGAGTACCGTGAAGAAGTACCTAAAAACTTTAAAAGAACACCTGACGAAAAGGAACTCGCTAAAAAGTTTAAACTAGACAATGAACAACTTATGTTTCGTAGACGTAAGATTGCTCAAAACGGTATAGACTTATTTAAACAAGAGTACCCATCATACCCTGATGAGGCTTTCCTAACTACAGGTCGTCCTGTATTTAACCCTGATCAACTTCAGAAGTTATTACCTGACACTAGAGATGTAGAAGGAAGACTTGCATTAGAAACTGATGAATGGGTAAACCATAATCGTGGTGAATTAACTACATTTATAAAGCACGATAGTGGAGAACAGTATGTCATTGGTGCAGATGTATCTATGGGAATACGGAACGGAGACTACTCCGTGGCCATTGTACTCGATAGTAAAAAAAGACAGGTTGCCACATGGCGAGGTCATGTCCACCCTGACTACTTCGCAACAGTATTGTTTCACTTGGGAACATACTACAACGAGGCCTTTATCTGTGTAGAAAACAACTCACACGGTATATTGACCTGTACTAGGTTAGGTAAAGACTTAGCCTACCCTAACTTCTATACTGAAGTACAACACGATAAGATCACTGACAGGGAAACTGTGAAACTAGGTTTTACAACTACTGTTAAAACTAAACCCTTAATCATCGATCAACTCAGAGCCTCAATGAGAGAGAAAGAGTTGGAACTTAATGACAAAGTCTTAATACGAGAAATGCTAACTTACATAGTCACTGAAAGTGGTTCTATGGAGGCCGAGCATGGATGTTTTGACGACTGTGTTATGTCACTTGCTCTTGCAAACTATGTGCATGAAGGAGCTTGGGAGCCTACAGAAAGTACGGATGAATTTTACATGGAAATGGTATAAATATGGCTAAAACTGAAGAATATTCTAAATTAGATGACTCTGACATTATCGTAATGGTTGAAAACAACATTAAGACTTCTGTCGGTTACTATGACAGTGAGATTTCTAAAGAACGTAAGAAAGTCACTGAGTATTACAATGCCACACTCCCACGACCTGCCCACGATGGTAATTCTAAGTTCGTATCTCAGGATGTTTACGACAGTGTCGAGGCATTAAAGGCAGCTCTTTTAGAGACTTTTGCCTCAGGTAATAACATAGTAAAGTTTGCACCTCAAAATGCCGATGATGTCGAAACTGCTGAAGTTTGTAGTAAGTACACCGACTATGTGATGTTTAGACAAAACGATACTTTTGAAGTTATGAACTCAGCTATTCACGATGGATTAACTGCTAGAGTTGGTGTTGCTAAAGTCTTTTGGGATGAGAAAGACGAAGTTATTGAAGAAGAATTTACTGATGTAAACCAAGATGAGCTAGACATGCTGCTTGCACAGGATGACGTTGAGTTAGGCGATAGCACAACCAACGAAGTTGGCTTAATCTCAGGTACTGTTCTAATGACAAGAGATGCCTCACAGGTAACTATTCAGTCTTTAGCTCCTGAGGAATTTATTATTGAACCACAGGCAAGATCATTAGAAGAAGTAAACTTTGTAGCTCATAGAACTCGTAAGACCTTAACTGAGTTAAGAGAAATGGGTTACTCAGAAGAATTATTAAAAGATATTGGCTCAGATCATGAAGATGTTGAGTTAGAGACAGACCCTGAGATACTTGCAAGATTTGAAAGTATTGGTGCAAGTCGTGGTACCGATAGTAAGGGTTATCAAGACCAAGTTCGTGATATCATGGTATATGAATGTTACATGATGTTAGACAAAGAAGGCACAGGAATTGCCTATCTTTATAAAGTTTGTAAGGCAGGTAATGTAATACTTGAGTGTGTTGAAGTTGATAGAAAACCTTTTATTGTATTCACACCATTACCTATACCTCATGCTTTTTATGGCTCTAACTTTGCATCTAAGGTTATAGCAACACAAAATGCTAGAACTATATTAACTAGATCAATTTTAGATCATGCAGTTATTACTAACAATCCAAGGTACATGGTCGTTAAAGGTGGTCTAACTAATCCAAGAGAACTTATAGATAACCGTGTTGGTGGTTTGGTAAACGTATCAAGACCTGATGCAATATCACCTATGCCTCAGGCACCTCTAAATCCATTTATCTTTCAAACTTTACAGATGCTTGATGAAGATAAAGAAGATACCACAGGTGTCTCAAAATTATCCCAAGGCTTAAATAAGGATGCCATAAGCAAACAAAACTCAGCAGCAATGGTTGAACAGTTAGCCACAATGTCTCAGCAAAGGCAAAAGATTATAGCTCGTAACTTTGCTAACCAATTCCTTAAGCCTTTATTCCATGAAGTTTATAGACTTGTTGTCGAGAATGAACAGTACGAAAAGGTTGTCGATATAGCAGGTAACTTTGTCGAAATAGACCCTACTAGTTGGAAAGAAAAAAGAGATGTAATGGTCGAGTTAAAACTTGGTTACGGTGAACAGGAAAGAGATGCAGCTAAGTTTATGCAACTCCATACCCTATTCTCACAAGACCCAAACTTGCAACCAATGTATCAATTACCGAATA